CATTCCGCTTCCATTTCGTTGATCCGGCTTTTGCTGGGTGTGATGCCATTGACGGAATTAACTCCGAAAACCACGGAAACCCCCCGAACGGACTATGGAGAAATTGCCCGTGGAAGTCGAGATGGACGTGTTCGCCTCGGCTTGCGAAACCCCCCTCCCTGATTCATCGGAAGGTGAGTCAGTAGTATCGTCATTCGTGCCCTATGACGAAGATAACTTCACTAACGACGAAGATATTTTCTCTGATGACGATAGCGCAGGTGAGGAGACTCCATTCCTTACCATTAGTGACCGCGCGCCAGAAATGGCAAAGATTAACCCAAAACGTGAGGTTGTCGGCGAAGGTAGCTTCGTTGCTCACGTACCAGTTCAGTCATTAGCTGGTGATATTACCCGGGATGTACTTGCAGATGAGGAATCTAGACTCAATCTGCCCCGGAGGTTCTATAGAGATGTTCATCTGAGATTGGCTTTTTATGCTGCTTGGGTGACTTTCTTTACCGTTCAATTGCCAGAGGATCTATACGTGTTCTTGCTAAATAGACACCTCAGGTATCTCCTACAAATAGACGCGAGTTTTGCGACATACTTGCGCAGGTGGCTTATGACGTGGTGGACCATTGCCGACATTTCACGCCTGGTGGCTCTTTTGCTCTTTATAGAGCTTAGCACCGGAGCTGTTCATGAAGTGTTTGTTTTGGTCTATTACGGATGCTACTACCTGTACAGATGGTTTCATCCTCGTGGTCTAGCGTTAATTATTTGTTTTATTGCGCTTATCAACTCACCCTATGTGCGGGAAATTTTCTTTTACCTCCTGCGCACAGGGCTTCATGCATGTATACGTACTAGTCATTCTGGTGGTGTCGTGTCTGAGTTGACTAAGAAGCTCAAGAGCAAATTGGCGAAAATACATAGTGCAGACAGACCAAGTCCGACCCATCCCCTTTCGAGTATGTTGAGAAATGACTCGTTGGATAGGATTGAGACTATATGCAAGTCGTTTGCCCTGGACCCTTATTTTCTCCTGATGACGCGCCGTCTTCTTGTTCGTAATGAGGATGGTTCCCGGAGGTATCGCGGCGCCCCAACGTTACACCAAACCGCTTTGGATCATATCAATGACCCCTATGCTTTCCATGTGCCAGCTGATGAGTTCGGTAAGGACTCAGCTATTGTACTAATCGATCGTGATTACTACATCGACATGAACGAAGTTTTCATGTTGGGCCTGCCTGTTGTTTTGTTTACTTTTGACCCCATCATTCCTTGCTACCGCAATGATGAGCTAGAGTTTACGTTTGACAGGGATGGAAGCGTCATTGGTAAAGTGAATGGCGGAAAAGACTGGAATCACAAAATATGGGACTATCCTGATGACATGCTCAGTGTCTGTCAACGTTCCGTCATCAATGTGTATAAGGTCTTGAGGTATAGGTGTGATAATATGCGATCAATTATAATTTTCTACCCGATAGGATCGAGTTTTGCCTTAACCACTAAGAAGCTGGAATGTTCATCTCCAGTACATGGTGGGTCCTTGGTAATGACTCGTGGCCCGCACACCAGTGTTTCTTTGGTGGGCAGTCATGAGTATAAAACTCTCCCGTCTATAGTGTGGGAAGCCTTAGTTGGTAACATACAGTCACGATCTACCATTACCTCTGTCCCGAGTGTGACGTTATATGACGTTGAGATGATCTTGTCTCAGCACGAGTTCGGAGGAGACGACACTCTCCCGGCATTCATATGGAATGTCCTGAAAGCTCTTGATTATTCTAGGATCGCCATCACCCTTGGCACTGGAAAATCAGACTTTCTCTTGCCCACAGTTCCACTTCAAGACCGCGTCGTAGGATTTGCGCATATTGATGATGAAGGAAACGGTGCTAGTGAACGCGACTCTACAGGCATGAAAGTTATTGCCAACCCTATCGTCCAAGGTGGTGGGGCAGAAGAGCGCACTTTGCAAAACACTGCAACTGCCATTGTCGAGAGGTGCATAAAACCGCAGGAAAGAGCAGACAGCTTAACTGAAGTAATCCCAGAAGACCTTTATAAATTCTCGGATGAGTTCGCTGATCTGTGTCTAAAGAATGCGGTGCTCCAACCTTATGACGAAGAGGAAGTGGCCAAAAGGATGGACAAACCTGGCCAGAAAGCAGATAGAGAGGAAGCCGGTACTCAATCAATTGAACGGAAAACGAAAGTGCAGCAATTTCAGAAAGTGGAGCACTACGCGCAACCGAATGATCCGAGAAATATCACATCAGAGAAAGGTCTGATAAAGGAACAGTTTGCAAGATACACATATCCAGTCGCTGATATGTTGAAGAGGCAGCCATGGTACGCATTTGGGAGATCATGCCCAGATGTCGCTAACCGTGTTGCAGCGATCTGTAAATTTGCAGCAGCTCATGGATTGCACATAGCTGAGACAGATTATAACAGATTCGACGGCAATGTTTCCGCCTTCGCATGTTGGGTTGAAGCTCAATTATTTCGTCGTGCCTATCCAGGGGACGACTTTATTCGTGAAATAATTGAAGAAAGACACAACAGGTGGGTGCTGACCAGTGACTTCATAAGATATCTCTCAGCCTACTCTCTTTTGTCCGGTCGTATGGACACATCTATCTTCGGCACATATTTCAATGCCTATATAGGCTATAGCGCTTTACGGCGTGAAGGTCTTACTCCCCTTGAAGCTTGGGAGAGATTAGGTATGTATGGAGGAGATGATGGATTGGCTGCTGTTTCGGGGACCTCACACCTGGAGCAAGTGGCATTGGATGTAGGAATGAATTTGGACGCGCGGATAGTTGAGCGCCCCGCTCTTCGTAGCAATCGGCTAATAGAACGCAAGGATTATGTTACCTTCCTTGCGCGTATATACAGTCCCAAAGTATGGGAGGGAGACGTGGATAGTTGTTGTGATCTTGCACGAAGTCTCCCCAAATTTGGGTTAACTGAAGCCAATGTTCCTCATAAAGCTACGAGGTTGTGGGAAAAGGCCTATGCTGCTTCACTGAATGATGGCATCACACCCCTCATCGGTGTCTACACACAAACAATAGTTAGAATAGGCGAGCATGTTATGGGAAAAGTTCCTCTTGAGGCATCAAGTTTGGAGGAATTCTACTCAAAATATGATCGTACTGTTAACCATTGGGGTGCAATGGCATGTGTTGGAAAAGGTTTTCCAAACTTCAATTATGACGGATGGATGCTAACTTACGTCCGTCTTACTTTTCCAGAAATGGATATTGAAGCTGTAGAAGACTCGCTCCGCCAGCATTGTTATAGTGTAGCTGCTTCCGCCCTTAGTGTCACGGTTGATCGGACCCTTGGTAAGCGCAATCTTAAGAAAGCACTTGCCACAGCCCTGGCACCTCTTCAAACTATTCCGACTTTTTATGAAATCCCATTAAAGGTAAAGAGTGGAGCCCATGTTCTTGTAACGACCCCAGATGATGCTTATCTGATCGTTGACGAGAGCGCACCCAACCGCACACCCGTTCCTCAAGAAAAGTTTGCTCCAGAGGTTCGTGAAGGTATGGTTGAGGCTTACACTGAGTGCCATGATGTGAGGAGTGGAATAGTACCCCCCGCTTTTCCTAGTATGCAAATGGGTGCAAGAAAATGCATGTTTGTAGCTATACACTTCATTGAATCAATTTTGACTGTATATAAACTCCGTGATCTCGGAGGATGTCAAATAGTATACACTGGAGCTTTTAGTGAAATGACTGCAGTGCCCATAGCGAAATACTTCAATGCAAAAGTTCCAAATGCATTCCGCTTCCATTTCGTTGATCCGGCTTTTGCTGGGTGTGATGCGCCATGGATAGCTGAACTACGAGGTTTGCCCAAAGTTTCAGTGAGGACCAAACATTATGATAATAACATGATGGAGAAAGTCTGGCAGGATGCGTGCAAGGACGGGAAAGAAAGGAAAGTTTTCTGGTTGGATGACGCCTACTCTGACAAAGGCCAAGATCCAAATGGGACATACATGAAGATGAAAGTGGCAACACTGAACATATTCATGTCACGTTTCACGTTGTCGTGCATCAAGTTTCGGCCAACTGAGGTTGCTCAGGTCCTGATGTGCCCTAGACATAATGTGAACGTTTACCATACGCCACGAAACTCCCAATTTTTCTCTGACGTTACGGAACACCGCATGGTCGTAGGAAATTACAAAGGAGAAGAGGAGTGTGCTGTCGCTCATAAAGAAAAGTGCCGGGAAATTGATGAGGCCATCGCTCTTAGAGCTCTCCGGCTTGCAGAGCAAATCGTGGAATCTTGGGTTGTGCCTGACAAGCAACCTGAGAGGAGAGATGGAGGCGATAAGAGAGATGGAAAAAGGAAGGAACAACGGTCTTGGTCAAAGACTGTCTCGATGGCGAAGGAGGTGAAATCAGCCTCTAAAGAACCGTCCGGTACCTGAATCTGAGGCCTCCTCGGCCTTAAGAGGCGCGTAAGGCACGTAACGCCTGCGGCATGATAGGATGCTGCCGTTCAATTCATTTTGAATTTGACTTTGCCTATTACGAAGTCGACCCCCGCCCTACCGATTTGGAACAATGTCCTCAAAGAAAGCCGCTTCAAAGAAGGAGATGAAACCAGTAGCCGCGAAAGCGCCTGCAGTTTCGAAGAAGCAGAGCCTGTCATCAGCTTATCTGAAGAGCTATGCAGCCATGATGACAAACCCAAAGGACTCAGAGCCAGTGCGAACGCCCTCAGAGTTCGCAACCGTCGGTGATGTAAAAGTTTTTCAGAGAGTGTTTCCGTTGACCGCAGCGGGATCTGTTGGCAACAACTTTTCCATGGTTGCTCAACCCACGATAGAAAACTTCTTTCAATTGACCCGGAATGTCGGGATTACTTCCCCTAATCCCATGGACGCTGCTGACCCGAACTATCTTGTCTGGGTGATTAACCAACTCACAGGCAAGATAGAAGCAACAGGCACGTTCACGATCACAGACCACGTGACGCAAGTCGTGTTGGGATCTGTTGAGACGACAGACTTCAATGGAAAGAATGCTCTTATTCTATCCGTCCCCCCACTCTCAGGTTTAACCATGCGTTTGACAAATGGCCCCGCAGCTGGTGTATTCACCATGTATTACTGGGATCCAATCTTGCTCGCTTGGACATTAGGTGCCGCCCAATCCATTGGTGGCTATCAGACAGCAGGCTTGACCATAGCCCCTGTGAACGGTGTTGGTGCAATTGCCATTGAGTGCTCACGTAGCCCATCTAAGTGCGTCGCGAATATTTCGGCGCCAGTTGGAAGTGCGTTCAGTGCTTTGGCTCAATCGTACAACCTGTTCAACTCTGATGCAGTGCAACTTGCAGGTATCGAAAGATATCGTGTTTGTGCAATGTCGATCCTCGCGCAGTATTCTGGAAACCAATTTAATGATGGTGGGGTAATCGCTGGTGCTCGTTGCCAGCCGGGTTACACTTACGGTGCTGACCCATACACCTCCTTGTCAAAGTTGGTCGATCACACATATCACGGCCCCATGAAGACTGGTGCTTATGTGTGGTGGTTGCCTAACTCATTTGCTGAACGTGAGTACACCCCAGTCGGTGATGCCCCACCTTCTGCTACAAACTTGCGCATCGCAGGCCAGTTCTCTGATCCTGACGGATCTCTTCAGATCACGGTCACAGTTGTTGTGGAGTTTTACTCTCCATTCCAAGTGTGGAATCATAACCTTGGCCCGGTTGTGTCAGATGAGTTCTACGCTGTAATTCACGCTCTAGACAGCATCCCAGCTGCCACTTGCAACCCACTGCATAAAGACCTGCTCAAGTTGGTCTCCACTGTGGCGCGCAAGGGAGTACAATTTGCAGTGCAGAATCCACAGATCGTTGCTGCCGCTTTGAAATCGCTCGCGTCGATGTTGTGAGCGTTTCTCTCCTTAACCGAATGCCCTTTCTTTGGACCGAAGACATCTCCTATCAGATCATCTTCG